TCAAAGGAAGGAGTCGCATTTAAAAGTTGAATTCAGCATACCCCCAGGAGCGGTATATTTAAAAGCACCCTTACATATCAATATCCCATTCTGTGGATCATCCATTTGAATTACAGCATTAGCAGAATTATAGGTTATGGCTGCCCATGCTTTTATCATAGGATATAGCTCTGCTACATTCTTACCTTGTGCTTGGATTACACTATCACACTGTATAGGATTACCTTGCGCCATCACATTCATACTGGCAAACATCGCCATCAAAAGCAAAATTTTCTTCATAATATCAGATATAAAATTAAACATGCACAAATGTAACATTTTTCCGTACACATTCACTTTTAAAACACACAAAAGAGGCCTTCACAATGGAAGACCTCTGAAAAAAACTCCAAAAAGTGGTGTCAAACAACAAATCAGAGTGTTACCGATAATAATTCTTTCGCAAATGAATGAAGTCCGCTGCAAATACGTTCCGCCTGTTGTCTGCGAGGTATAGAACGATGATTCAAGTAATTAGAAAGCTGCTTTTGATTGATACCTGTAATCTTCTCCATACCAGCTAAAGAAAGAAACTTTGAATAATATTCCAAAAAACTCGCTACGTCCAACTTAAATTCAATTTCATACTCGCCTTTGATTTGCTCCGGCCATTGTTCTACAGGTAAATTCGTCTTAATCAATCTAATCGCCTCATGAATATCATCCTTTACAGCCTGTATGCTGTCACCAGCGCCATAGATACCGTCACAATTATCCGAATATCCGTCGTAAAAATCCTTGCTTTTCTCAATCACTACAATAATTTTTTCCATAATCCTACCCTTTCTTTTTTAGAAAGTACGGAAATCAAAGCCCGTACTTCTTGATTAATTTATTAGCTAACCCCTTCCCCATTTCTTTAGCCCCATGAAAAGGAACGGGCTCCGTTAATTCACCTTTTTCATTCCTATAAAAGTAATGGCTTCCTTCCGCATGGTCGAACTTCCATCCCTTCTTAATGAACATCCGGTGTAATTCTGTACTTTTCATTATCTTATGATTTATTGTTTGACCTCACAAAGGTAGCAAAATTACCACTATTCGCAAATAAACAATAGCAAAATTACCATTATTTAACCCCTCCGTGGTAGAAGGAACGGAAAAATCTCTCATAAATACCGCTTTGGGTCCCATCCCGTTTTGCGAGCGTGCGAGCAAAACGGGATGGGCGCCCCCCTTGCGCCCTCCCCACTTAAATCATTCCTTCATCACAAAAGCTATAATATACTCCATCCGTTATTATCACATGGTCCATCATCCGAATGTTGAATATCTCCGCCGCCTTTTTCAACTGTTCCGTTAACTTCCTGTCATCGTTGCTCGGCTTCTGGTTACCGCTCGGATGGTTATGTACCGCTGCAAACTGCGATGCTCCCGTATCAATCAACACCCGCATAATTAATCGCACATCTGCCGAAGTCTGATCTATACCACCTACAGAAACCTGCACTTTCTTGATTATTCGGGATGCATTATTTATCGCCACTACCCAAAATTCCTCGTTACGCAAAGCACCAATTAACGGTTGCATCAGCTCGTATATATCCTTGCTTGAAAGAATTAGCCTACGTTCTACCTGCAGAGACTGCTGTCTCTTATACATTTCTACTGCTGCAATGGCAACTTTTTTACGCCCAGGTGTCAAGGATGCAAACAGTTTATCAAGGTCTATTTCTCCATTATTCCGCTCGATATCGGAAACGATTTGCCTGTTATTGGTAATCTCGTAAATAAGTTCTCTGTCGCTCATATAGCGGCAATCATTGTCAAATAAAGTATTCATGATTTATAAGTTAAAGAGTTAAGAAAGAATTGTTTTACCTAAAAAATAGCCACCTAATACCTCAGCGCCTAACTTTTCCAAAGCACAAGCAAAGCGGGCGTAAGAATGACCCTGCGTCAGTATATCATCAAACAGAAGTACTTTTTTCCCATTGAAAAAGCTGCTGTCGAACTTAATAACTTCAACATCCTGCACCGTCTTACTACTCTTTGACTCATGGATGGCGAGACGTCCGCCCTCTATGGTGATTGCCTTATATGCGTTGCTGCATCCTGTCAGCCGTGCCACTTCTTCGGCAAAGACCTTGTATCTGATTTTATTCTTCTCTGCCGAACTTGCAGGAATACAAACGAACGTCACATTCTCACAATCCGCCCCGAACTGTACCCGTATTTTCTTCGCTACGAGTTCCGCAACTGATACACTACGTTTACCGTCCTTAAAGTCCCATATCATCTTTCTGATTGCCCACTCACGTTTATTCGCCTCGTACTTAGTAGGTAAGTAATCGAAGAAGTTGAACATGAATTTAGACCACTGTTGCCGCCATGCTTCGGGAATGTTTCTTTTTGCTGTCATAACTTTAAAATTTTATGTTGAACTTTGAGCTCGTGGGTGTTAGCCTTTTTATTTGCTGTTTCCCTGATTGGAGCTTTTTTTTTCTGCGTCGCCTGTCGCTACGCGGTATGTTTCGCCTTTTTTACGCTGCATCAAAAGGTGTTGTAAGACACTGGAGCAAGTTTTTCAGAAAACCGTAGGTTCGAATACTACCCAACGGGTGGAGATTTTTTCTGAAACGTCAGCCTGAACTTGAGCCAGTGACGTCAACATTTACCTTTGCAGCACAAAAAAGCGAAACTGCGCGGTGACTGGAGAAAGAAATAAAAGGCGAGAATCAGATAAAGGAAACAGCTGGAAATACATAGTTGCAAACTATACCGCTCTGCCCGGTCTTCCATTGCCAAGACAATAGCCTGCGTTGTTGCGGGGAATGGAAGACGGGGCGTTTTCACCCGGTTACGGGATTATAATCCGGTAACCTCTGCGTGAACGCAAAAAAAACAAACAGAAAGCACCGCTTTCTACCGCTAAAACGCGAAAAATCCGTGTGGCAAAAATTCGGCTTGATTGTACCTAAGTACATTCATCAAGGCGGGTTTGCCACACGGATTTTTCGCGCGCCTGGTTCCTCATCAGGCGGACTCCCTTTCTAATCAGGGCATTTTTTGAACTAAAAATGTCCTGTCAGAAAAGATATTCCTCTGAATACCAAAAAGAAATCCCATCCCTGCGATAATTATCGGAGGGATGTAACAGCTTGCTGCCCGAGCCGCGCCGTCGTCCCGTTGCGGTCGCAAATGCCGCCTCGGGTCGGAAATATGATAAATTTTTGTTACAAAATGATAAAAATACGTTAATTTTTCGCTATTCCTTACAAATATTGTAAATTATTTTAAATTTCTCCCTAAAACAGCCCTTACCGCCCCCTCACGCATCAAATCCCACCCCTTACGATACCCTTCATATAAAAAGCCCTGCCATCCTCACGGACAACAGAGCTAACCCAACAGTAAAGAAAGAAATGATCAAACCACAGAGGCAGCGGATGAGCTTCGTCCCCTATCCCATACTCGCACAAACTCTTTTCGCATGGTGAAGTACTTCAGGGCATCCGTCAGATTCGTAGACTCTTTAGGCAGCCTGTGCGTAGGTAACTTATCTCCGGTCTTGAGCTTCACGGTAATGCTCGTACCAGTCTTCTCATTGCTCTTGATGGCCGTTCCGGTTACTTCCATCTCAGACTTGAGGTTCGGGCAATTGTACTGGTCAATCAACAGAGTGAAAAGGTTGCGTGCCAGGTTGCCACTGAGCAAGTCCATGAAGAACCGATATTCCATATTGCTACCAATATTCCCCTGCCCCAAAGACATGAGCTGTACCTGCCACCCCGTGCGCTTCCCATCCGCATCAAACTCAATATTCTTCTTGATCTGTGTCGCCATATCAGCAGACACCTTCTTATAGTTATTCATTGACCGGTCATAATACAGCTTCAGTATCTTACGCTTATGCGGGCGGAAGTAATATAGGAACTGGTCTGCCAGCTCACGCACGCTATTAGGCGGAAGCGTATACAATTCCTTCAGTATGCGCATTACATTGCCATTACGTTGACCGAATACCATAGACAGCATATTGCCGGAGTCCATACCTGCCTCCAGTGGTTTGTTCTTATCCAGGTACCGGAGAACGGAGCAATCCGGATTCCAACCGAACTCATGTTGCTCGATCACGTCATTCAGAAAGCCATCCGCATAGAAATGCTTCATTGCCAGGTTGCAATAAAACATCTGGCTGGCCTCCAGTTTCGGAATAACGGAAAGCACATTGCAAAGAAGACCTTCCAGCCCTTCAGCAAATTCATCGCTGAACCAATCTTCTCCCAACACGTCGGCATTCACATACGAGGAAGAAATAAAGAAAAACGACGTGCCCCGGCGAGTCTTAATCCAGCGTTCTTCCCACCGTTTCATGTTCTTGCCAGCAAGTTGCATCGAGCGTTCGGCCGCATCCAATTTCGCAGCTAAAGATGTGTCTGAACGATAAGCAGCTTTCAATTCCTTATATTTCTGCAAACAGGCTACATATTCTTTTTTCGTCTCATTGTAGACAAAGCCAGCCCGCAACATCAGCAATATTTTTCGCTTGTCATTCTGTTTGGCCAGCTTCAGTATCCAATCGTATTCACCGAGATGGTTCGGGTCCGGCATATCCGTTGTCAGTGTACGGCTACGATACCAGACGCTATCGCCATACTTCACGCGGAAACCACGAACCGCCTTCAGCAAGTTCGTGAACTTCTCTTCCGGAAAATATTTCACCTCATCACCGAAAACACCGACATAGGAACGCCCGGCACCAATGGACGGCCTATCGAGCGAGATAAAGGTAAAGTTAAAGCCGGTATAGAATACCATCGTGTTGCGCCAGTCTGTACAGACGTTATACATGCGGTCTTTCCACTCCTGAGGCGGCTCCTGGTTAATCACATAATGGATACCCATTTCCCACCCTAACATCGAAAGACCGTCGATGAGAGACGGGATCACATTCTTATGCAAATCGGAATAGGTATCAGCAACCCAAGCGAACGGCGCACCCTGACAATCCAAAGAAACTTCCTGCACACGTTCGGCCAAGACCTGTACAGTCTTAGCAGAAGCACGCCCGGCAATCCAATACAGGGACCAGGGCATCATTATAGCAATGAGCTGCGCCATCCAGTTGGAGAAGCGCACTTCTACCTCATCCGATATCTTTAGTTTTTTCTTCCTGGTCATTCAGCATCTCCTCAAAGTCAATATCTACAATGTTAGCGTCACGCTTCAGGCGTACTTTCTCCCTCTCAGGAAGGTCAACAGAATCAATCTGAGCAGCCAGTATCTGGCGGTTCGCCGCATCCAGTCCCACCGCTTCCGGATTAAGGTCGTATATCTTGATGGGTTTTTCGTCTATCTCTTTCGGCTTGACCGGATCAGGCTTATCCAGTTGTTTGATTTTAGCCGCCTGTATGTTGAGATTGCCGTACACCTCCATATCTTTGGAGCTGACGGCATTTTGCAGAACTACCTGAGCAGCTTTCATCAGGTTGTCGAACATCATGTTGCGATGAGCGTTATTCTCAATGGTATCATTGAGGTAAAACAGGTTAATCGCCTCACTGTACATCTTCCTGGCACGCAGCCGCTCAACGTTGAACGGCTCGTGCATCAGGAAGGCAATAGCGTTATCCTTGCCGTACTTCCGGTTTATACCTACAAGTGCATAGAGGGTATTGTAATAGTCCAGTTCATCAGCCGTCAGCTCCATAGTGCAACCGGACGCTATGTAGTCCTGTAATGTGTCAAAGTAAGATTTATCGAACATCATCCTATATCATCAAAGAAAATTTTGTTAATGGAATTGCGATATCCCGTCGCCTGACGGAATTTATCAAACCGCTGCGCCTGCGTCACATTGTCTCCGGTTTCGGCACTGGCAGACATTGCCAGCCCCTCTTTAGCCCGCTGCACAAGCTCGCCACGTTCATAGTGAAACTTCAGCGGAGAGCCAACCAGGTTGAAGTACCAAAGAAAATCATTCACCGGAACATTATAGTACATGGCAATTTGCTTCGGCTCATAGCCGATGCCTGCCAAGTGTTCAAACTCATCCATATCAATCCGGTCATACCATGGCGGTTCTTTACGCCATTTGACCAATTCGTCCGCTACGAAACTCATATACTTCTTTGTTTTTTAAGAAAACATATTGTTCTTCCATCGCATTCTCACCATAATTGCCTGAACCTTCGACCACGAAGAAACCTGTGGATGTGTCCAGGCAGGTTATTTTTTTGTGGCTCCAGGCGAATGATAATTCAATCACTCCATCCTGATGGAGCTGCACCAACCGTTCAAAAATCTTCGGCATACGGAACTTTATCGTTTCCGAGATATGCAGGTGGATGCTGCCTATCAATTCCTTTTCGCGCCATCTCAACAAAGCGTTTATAATACGTTCATTGGTGGAATACGTGGCGATATAGAGATGATTAACCCGTCCGGCATACCTTATCAAGTAAACGATAAAAGTAAAGGCTGTGAAGCTCTTTTTCGTTTCAATGAAAAAAGCCTCGTTATCGTCGGGCAGACGCCCGCACAATTCTTTCAGACTATTCAGTTTGAAAGCCAGTATGGTTTCAAACCGTCTGGAGAGCAGGCGGGAATCTGTCATTTCCTGCCTGAGTTCCTTCAGGCTGAAATAATAACTCATTCCAGTAGGCGATTAATATCATTCAGTTCTTTCTCATAACCGGTTAACCTCTCCCGCCGTATCGGGTCCAGGTGCGGTTTATCTCCCTTTGCCATTTCTGATTTAACGCGCCAAATGTTATTTTCAACCTGGCGCTGGCGATGCACCAGTTCCTTGACCGGTAACTGAAGAAGCTCGCTTCTCCGGCGAAACTCCGCGAATGCAGGATGTTTCCCCAGCAGAGCATGATGCACCTTGTAATAGTTCAGCTCTTCCCAGATCATACGGTTCTCAATGTAGTTGTCTATCAAATCCCGGCTGACATCCGCACATTGCTTCAGCGAAGTACAATCCCTGAGTTGTGCGTGTAACCGCACATACGCATGATACTTGTTAAACTTGCGGGAAGCAAGCGTCTCCAGTTCTATGGGGCAGTCCGGATCATTCAGGAAAGCGAACTCCTCACGGAAAGAATTCGGTTCTTTCCGTGAAGACAGCTCCGGCAGTGCTCTTCATTCTTCGAAGATGGACGGTTCCGGAAACATCTGTTCCAAGAACTTTTCTAACCAGGCAGAATGTCCGGTAACGGTATTGTTCAGGAACACTTTTTTCTGGAGAAGTTCTTTTGCTTTCTGTTCGTTCGGATTCCGGGATACAATAGGCAGTAGGAATTGGTCTGTTTCCCAATCCAAGACAACAGGATGTGCCGAGAAAGGCTGGAAATTGAAATAGAGTGATGAAAACAATACTCCCGATTCTGCTTCCGGGAAACGTTCCAGCATATCCTTCAGTCTAAACTTCTCAAATAAAACAGGGGTATGAGTACCGTAATTCAGTTTAGGTAGTCCGAATTTATCCAATAGCATAACGGTACGGCTCATATTCTCGGCATAAGCACCTTTGAATTTTTCCGGCTTCAATTCGCCCAATACCTTTGGAATCTCTATATGCGCCAATGATACCCGATTAACCAGGTAAATGTCATCATTCGTCCAAATGAAACGCTCTGTCACTTCAGGCGATTCAATGGCCAACTTCAATTTCTCCATGGTATCAATCTGCGGATTATCGGATGTACGCTGATGTTCAATGACAGTCACTTCTTCACTGAACCAATCTTCGCGATCACCGATAATCACCAGATTAGCGGGAAAGAAAGTCTTTTCATACCAGGAACGAAGGGTGAAAAGCAACTCTCTGCCTTGAGCAAATTCTTTGCAATAAGGAATTACCACCGTTGTGTGATCCTGGGCTTTTTTTTCCAGTACTGGCGATTCATCAGCAAGGGCATCACTTACCTGTACTGATCCGGATTCATTCACCTGTATTTTCACAGTTTCTACTGTTTCCACTTCTTTCACGTCTTTAGATTTAGACGCTGTTTTTTTTGTTGTCATAGCTTTAAATTTTAATTCAAGACAAAATTATCTCTTGTACATTGATTGTAAAAGGACAGAAAAAAGGCGTATGCCAAAGCACACGCCTCTCACCACATAACCTATCCAAAACCTCAAATCACAATCCACTACCACCGGAACCGGCAGTCAGGCCCAGAACCGCATTGATTTCCGCATTATCAGTTGCAGGAATCAAAGACTTAGCGATGCGCCCGATAGTAGCACCGCGCAATGAAGCTGCAAGATTGATCGTATTCTTAGCACCTTCCTTGCTGTCCTGGCTGTCAGCCTTAGACATCTTCAATGGAGTGCACGGCGTACCCGCTATCTTAGCGTCATCACCGGAACAGTCCATGACGATGGCTCCCATGTCCTCATTAATATTGTTGTTAACAAACTCATCCAATTCAATACCTGCGCCTGGATGCTCAAAATCTACATGAGGTATAAAACCACGTGCATCATCTTCACCCTCACTGGTATGATAGATGTTGATGGTAGAATCAGTAGCATAGACAGCAATAGGCTTTTTGCCTGCTGCCATCTTAAACTTATTGACACGCACCCCTTTCTCATCACGCTCGTGTTCAGCTACATCTTTCCAGAGAAAGATAACGATAAACGACTTTTTACCCTTCGGACGACCGGCATTCGATGACTTCTTAGGCACCGATACCATGCTGTATGCTTCATCAGCCATAATTTACCTCCTAATTTTTAAATTAAAGACCCCCACTTGCGGAAGAACCTTCTGCCTCTTCCGGTGGCAGATATGCGAAGATTGCTTCAGCCAGCCAGAAGCCAACAGCTTCCCACCATTCAGCGAATATCTTCACGTCGTAGTTTTCACCCTGCATCCACACTTTTGTGTTCTGCGGGTCCTTGCTCTGCAAATGCTTGAAGTTCTCTTTCGGAGTAATGAAGAAAGCACCGGTACCGCGCATTCCTTCCAATGGGGCAAACGTAAAACGAGAAAAGTCTACTTTTATCTTTTCACCATCTTCGTTCTTCAGCCAGGGATACAGCTTGCGATATGCCTTGCTGTACTTTGTCACCAGTTCCGGGTCTGCATGAATAAACATAGTCTTTTTCTTGTACAGCGGAGCCACTTGATCCACGGCCTTATCTATCTGTTCGACCAATTTAGCATCTTCAAGTTTGATACCATTGAGCAACCAGGTAATAGGAACTTTACCTTCCTCCTTGTATTTCCTCAGCTGAGTGACATAGCCATCCATTACATCGTTAGCATCCGTAGCATCATCGCCATCATGAGTAGCTGTAGTTTCCTTGAACTCACCAACTGCCAGAGCAATTTCACGTTCTTCATCCAGTTTCGGGAAAATGAGCTGGTGAAGAATATACTTCACTACCGGCATATCCTCCGGCTTCAGGTTTTCATCGTACAGATAACCCAGGATATCTTCCATGATATCAGACGGGGTAATCGGAACGTTAATCTTGCACTTGTAGTTTTGGATGGTCAACGGAGTGAACTTGGATTTTCCTTTTGGTGTCCACTTAGGAACGAACTGCTGAAGAACCGAGTCAATGGCCGCTTGTTGAGCGCGAATCTCCACTTTATCTGTTACAACCGTAGACATGTACTTAGTGGATTCTGTCGTACTCAACAGGCCCTTGATAATCTCGATACGTTCGGAAGACACGTACTTACCAAACTCTTTCTGAAGTTCGGTAGTCTCAATCGTAGAATTACCACTGTACGCAGCACCCTTGAATGCAGCATCCAGATACATGTTATGAGCCAGAGTCATGTCCGGCTTAAACTTTTTCGTCATATCAGCAGCGCCTCCATTAATTACTACTCCTTTATCACCAGTGTCCTCTTTAGTCAGCTTGGCAATTTCAGCATCTTTCTCTGCTATTTTGGAATCTAAAGCCGTAATCTTCTCACGAGCTTCTTTCAGTTCCTTGGCATTTTTATCACGATCTGCCTCCAGCTGCGCTTTCACTTCATCGGTAACGGCTTCCTCTGCGGCCTTACCACTTTTTTCAAATTCCGCCAGGTCTTTTTCAAACTCTGTCAGGAATTTGTCACCGTACTTATTCTTCAGTTGCTCCTTTTGCGTGGAAAGCATGAAGGATTTACCTTCCTTGTCTTTCGCAAAAGCAGAGATTCCCAAGAATGAAAGTACTACACTCATCACTTGTCCAAACATAACTTTACGATTTAGAATTAATATATTCGTTAATACATGCCTCTTGAGATATTTCTCTTGCCCGCTGGATCGCAAAGTCTAAAGTGCCGACAGCATCAGCCAGCCCTACAGTTATTGCCTCCTTTGCGTAGAACATACGTCCTCGCAATAAACCTGCCGCATCCAGTTTCAGCTTATTACCACGATTCGCCTTCACATTTTCCTGGAAGTCACGTGCCAGCGGGTCCAGTTCTTCTTCTTTAATCATCTCATACTTGCCTTCCTTAGCCATTTCAAAGGGAGCATTCTTGTAATCCGACAGATTTGAATAAATGGTATGGACTTTCACACCTTCGCGCTCGTAATACTTCGCATAATCCGGAAAGCTCATCATCACACCGATTGATCCGAATTCAGAAGATATCTGATTCGACGCTATGATTTCATTGCAATATGATGCAATGTAGTAAGCCGCAGAAGCGCAGAGGTCACAATGCGCTACTACGGACTTACCTTTTGATTGCGCATACTGGATAGCATCAACCAGCGGAGCGATGGCATCGACACTACCACCGCCTGAGTCTATATCAAGCAAAACAGAAGAAATATTCGGGGATTCCGCAGCCTGACGGACAATATCCGCCAATTCGGTAGCACCATAGCTGCAATAGGTACCGTACTTCAGTAGGGTACCATGAATAGGAATAATGGCCGTGCTGTCTTTCGGAGCGTCAGAGAAACCGTTCCCGGATTTCGCTTCTTTCGCACCGGTGGAGAGCAGAACCGGTATAGGTTCTACATCGGAGCGCTTTGTTGCATCTTCTTTCGTGATGCCGCGCTCCAGTAATTTATCAACCAGTATAAGGTTGGCTTCCACATCGCGGAAAGAGATGAACCACTTCCCACGGCAGACCGCACTATATAATGAAGAAAATGCCATTGTTTTGTACCTTTTAAATCCGGTACAAAATTACAATGGCAGAAACCGCTTAAAAGGACTCTAAAACTTTTGCCGGTTCCGGGCTGGAGCGCTTAAAAGAGAGTGTCAGCTTCGCCGGATCACCACTGCGCTCCATTGACACATGTACGGGAAACTCATCCGTACCGATCACTTTCTTTTCTCCATTCGTTAAGCCGATCAACAACAATCCATCAACGGAGAATAAAGTACGAAGTTGACTCTCCATAGATGAAGACGTATCCGTCACCGTTGCTTTCAACTCCTGCTCGACGGGTTTTCCAACCTCTTCCCGGCTTTCTTTCCATTCTCCGGATGAGACGTTAATGGATACCCATGTGCCATGCACCTGTAATTTGTCACTTCCCGGTACATTTCTAACCTCTGCATCAGGCAGTGGTAGAAAAGACATTGCACAAAACTGCGATCTTTTGTTCTCAACGCTCATTTTTACTTAAAGTTTAAGTGATATTTAATTGAAAATCTGATTTTTAATTAGAATTTAATTGGTTAAATAGTGTTATTCAAATAAGGATAATTGAATCTCTCTATTCACCTCCCTTGTCATCCGCTGCCGGTTACGATAATCGTACTTCTTCACCGCGTCGTAATTCAGCGCATTATTCTTGATGTTGTATGCCATGAGAAAGGCCCGGAGAATCTTATCCTGCTTAAAGCCTTTCTCGTATCCGGTCACAAAGTATTCCCTGACCCGGATGCGGAAAGAGGCTTCAATATACTCCTGGAGCATTCTCTGTTTCCATTCGGGAATATAGATGAAATTCTCTTGCAGGATATAGTGATTCCACTCCTTAACCGGAAGGAACAGCGTTATCGGATTGTCTTTTATCGGCAACTTCGGCGGACGGTCCGCAACTGTTACCATTGCCTGGATGAACTTGCCGATATCATTAGCGGATGTCACAGTCACACCTTCGTCTGTGCGGGAACATCCGAACTCATGATAAAGATAATCATGGAGATAAGGCTGAAGTTCAATTATTACATTAGGTTTCATGCGGTAATGGATTGATTGTTATGCAAATATAGCAATTATAATTGTTTATACCACCCTAATATGCCTACAACGCTATATTTAATCCTAAATAATTACAACTAAAGATAAGTCGAATATATATTCTCTCTGCGTATCTCTTCATAGTACGCTGTTCTGAGTATTTTGCTTAGAAATTTTTGCAACTTTGTGCCCTGTAACTTCTAGGGCATATAACACTGATTATCAACACATATCCGAGTAACACAATCAATATACCGGGTTTGTGCCCCAAAAATTAAGTTGTAACGTACAGGCCTATTTGTAACCAAGCCCCCAAAGGTAACAAACCCTTATTTTTTGTAACCTTTGTTTGTTACTAAGATTGTAACCTTTGTTACTATCTATTTATTAAATACTTATCTCCTTTTTCAAACATCGGTTACAGAGTTACAAAAATTTAGTAGAAAATAGGGAAAGAGGGTGAGAAACCGCAAGGGGGCACCGGTGCCGATGGCCTATTATAATAGTAAAAGCCGCGGACAGTTTGTGCCACGGCTTTATCATGTTACTCCGATATCCGATGTTTCTCCCTCATTGCCTTACGGAAATTAGGCGGCAGGAACTTGCGCCTTAATTTTGTATAGTCGTCGTTCAGTTCAAAATCCATCCAATGCTCTTGTGCCGGAAGAAATGCCCCAACGGCCACAAGCATCCATGGAAGCTTATCTTTATCCGCCTGAAGGTTCAGAATAGTACCCGGTTTCATCCTCTCCAAATAATCATATACCTGGCGAATATAAGTGGCAACCTGTTCTACCTGCAACATTTCCGGAAGATAGCGTTCATAATGCTCAATATAATCAGAACGGGGCGTTTCCATCACTACTTTCCGTCTGAGGTGCAAACGCTACCGGTTCTCCATTCTTCAGCTTTGTCCGCATGAAAATCATCTCTTTGGTCTTACCGTCTATCTTTTGAAGGTATCGACCGGATTTATTAAGCAGATCAATCGGATTCATCTCAGCAATGTAGGGGCATAGTTCAGCGAAGCTACGCAATGCCTTGGTAAAGCGTTGCATCTTCCAAAAATCCCTCTTCGATTTAGAAGCTGTTATAAAGTCTTCATAAACCAGCTCTCTGACAATAGGCGTGTTCACATTCTCACCGTCCTCTGCAAAATAGCAATAAGCCCAATCTTCAAAATCAGACCCCATGTCAGCCTTTTGCTTACGTCTGATAATGTTGTCCATTGGCGGCTGGATTTTAATGCTGCGATCCGTCATGGCCAGATAGAACTGGAGACACTGGGCAAAGAAATTCAAATCCCAATTCCAATCCTCCTCAGAGTAGTCGGTATTCGTCATCAGATTACGATCAAAGTCATCACGAATGCTACGGCTTTCTAAATAGTCATTTTCTTCTGTCTTCTGATGGTAATAATCCGAAAATACCATGTACAACATACGTGCTGAAGTAGAGGGATCGAATTCGCGGGGAACATAATTCGTAGTAAAACCGAATTTAGGAGAATCCTCAAACTCAATGAAGAATGATTTGTTATTTTTAGGGTTGACCGTCATACCGGAAGTAATATTGTCGTAAAACTGGCTCATCGGCAAATATCGGTCACAGTCATCAACCAGAACAAAATCCGTATGAGCATCCACCTGGTCAAAGACGTGAGGATTATCAAGTAAGCGCGGGTTTCGTCCGGACAAGTTCACAGTCCGCATGAAGAAGCGGAATGTTTTAAACAGGAAACTCTTACCGCTGCGCCCATTACATTCATCATCTTCGCCTATCTTATTGTCCATGGCATAAAGCGCCCATGCCCGTGATGGCGATTTATACCGGTGCATATTATAACCGATGGCAAACATTTTATTCAGCAAATTCTGCTTCTGTTCACGAATCTCATCCGGTGAAAGCAATGGCCCGGCAATATCAAACTTATGCTCCGCCCGGTATTTATCCGCTTCATCCACTCCTTTATCCATCCAGGCATACTCCAATTCCTTACGCCAGTACAATCGACTGGTATTAATGAGGTAATTGAAAAAACAGCTCTTATGCCCCTTGACAGTAATATCAAATATATCCCTATCCTCAGCATCCTTATTATGTGACCATTCAAACATGGGCGGTAGAATGTTCACCTTATGAGGTATCACATTGGATTCCCAGGCACTACGGTTCCCAGGTATTTGCCCATGTAATGACTTCACTTCGTCCTTACTAACTTCCCATGTCTCCTTATCGAAGAATATATATTGTTCTTTGGGGGTATAATTCCGGAAATCCAGATTGATTTCATCAAGCTGTGACAGGGAAGATTCTCCAGTACGAGGAGAGTTCAGTATCAGATTACGGATATCCACCGGAAGATAGCGTTCGATGGCAAAACGTTTAAGGAAGGCCACAATATCTTTTGCCTTTATCTCGCTGATAATACAACCTTTGCGGCGTATATATCTCACATCATTGGAATTATCATCCTTCAACGTATAGAACCCGTTCAATGTAAGGAAGTAATGCAGATAAGCAGTATTCACTTCATAGGTCATCTTCCGGCTACGCTCACTCCAGCTATCCACCCAAAATTTAGCGGGCATGGCCAGTGTCTGTAAATTACGGAAATCTTCTTGTTTCGGACGCAATTCTACAAAGTCACGAAAATCCTTGCGAGGTTTGCCGCGCTGATCCCGATATCCACTTAACCAAGTGGGAAGCCATATCGTATAGACATCAAGAAAGCGCAATGCCAGTTCAGTCCCCTTACGGATACCAGTATCATCAATATCCGGAATGTTATAGATACGCTCCACATATTTATATATATCCTTCATTTCTTCAGGAGTCACTTTATAAGTCTCACTGTTGAACCATAGCGGATGACAGCCGAGGGCACGGACACAAAGGGCATCACGTTCACCGGAGCAGATGAATGCCTCTTTCAGTTTTTGTTCCTTGTATTGGGCATCCTGGTTCTTCGGATCACTGAAGAAAATCTTTTCTTCTTGAGCATTAAAATCCCGATAAGCCTTTTGCAGCTCTGCAAAACCATTGATATACTGTTTCGGTTTACCCCCATCAGGAGTATAACTGAAACGCCACTGTTTATCCGGATTCAACGGTTCATATATCTTATAAAACTTATCGGTACTGCCATCTTTCTTTGTTACAATACACTCGCGCATGAAAATAGGATAAGTAGGTGTAGTGTATTTGGTTGTAACTTCGCGATTACGGACATAAGAAATGGATTTGGCCACATACCAATGCAATGCGTCAACATGTTCTTGTTTAACACGGGGACCCAGAACTTGTAATTGTTCATCGGTGAACTTCTCTTCAAGCTCGAAGAACCTGCCCCCTTCGGCTTCATCAGCGGTGGCCGGACGTTTCCGAATGTCCGGCTTATTGACGGATCGTTTCAGTTCATCCGTCACATTATACCTGGACGCAAGTAAGGCTATCGCTTCAGGAAAGCGAATATTCTCCTCATACATGCAGATATCCAGCGGACTCATAGCGGTCCCTGAATCTCCAAAATCAGTGACCTTATAACATTCCTGGTACTTTTTGATGCAGGCGGATGCATCATCTTCATCCGGCCTACGCTTAAATTTTTTCTTGTTGTCTACACAGCCCTCAGCCTGCGGATAATAGTACAGGATGATGTCTAATCCGGCATGAGAGGCTGCGTAAATATCGGTAGCTTTAATCATAATGGAGTGAATTTGTGGTACAAAGGAAAACATTAATTAAATAGTAGGACAGGACATTATTCCGTCTCTAAAGCGGCTTCTTCAACATCATCATTCATCCCGGACAGCATAAATAACAACGCCATCAGGTGATATCCATGATGTTCCTTCAGATTGTTAGGATTATCACCGGTAATATTAATCTTAGCCTCTCCCTTGTCATGGTTAAAGTCGATGTTAGCAAATAATACCTGGTTCTTTTCTCCTTCCAGTCTTATTTTCACTTTTTCCACCACCGGACCCAAATCTCCGTCCGGGTACCAACATTTTTCCTTTACGCCTTTTTTCTTCACTTCATAGCGAAGATGTTTTTTACCATTCAATTTAAAGAATGCGCTATCTGTGATAACGCCTATCGAGTTGTCTTTAAGAAGACGTACTTTTGTTCCTTTTCTCATATTCGTTACTTTATTTGTATTCTTTAAATGAAAATCAAATGTCCGCAACGCTTGTTAGGGCAAATCGCAAACTTCTCTCCTTCTGTAATAGCAATAGTGTGCCACTTATGACACTTCTTGCAAAAAATCTTCTTATTCATTTCTTTATTTTTAGGCAAGGAGATTCGTTACAGAAGTCACGTAACGCTTCGCCTCTTCTTCGTTATACTTATCAAAATATTTATCTCGCGATTCTTCATTCTTCATGCCTAACCTCATAGAGTAACTAATGCTATCAATCCATGTTGTTTGAGATACATAGAATTTTTCTTCTTCATCGTCATAGTCTTTCATCAGCAACACCTGATGATCGTCCAGTTCAAATAATCTTGCAAATTTGTTCATATTTATCTTGTTAAAGCCCATAATTGATACAATCGATAATAACGCTGGTAAGCTCGCCACATATACCCGATATTTTATAACCACCCGTTATGTTTCCCCGGTTTATGGGAATAGACCAGTGTTTTGTGCTTAGCAGTGACAAAACACTGGTCGCTTTTTTACCAAGTTATCACTTTATTGACAATCTCTTGCTGCTCGTCACTACTACGGCGCAGATAGATTCGAGTGGTTTCTATGCTTTCATGCCCCATCAAATCAGCAAGCAAGGATATATCATTGAATTTATCCAGAAAATTCTTTGCGAAACGATGACGGAATGAGTGAGGATAAACCACTTTTTCATTTAGACCATATTTTATGGCATAGTTTTTCAACTGTTGGGCAATGCCTCTTGTAGTGATACGCTGCCCGTATTGGTTCATAAAAACATATCCACTGAAACGACTTTGTTCAGACAGCCATTCAATAGCTTCGGCACATAAGATTTTGGGAATGTAGATACGACGTGCCTTACTTCCTTTTGTGTAAATATCAAAGTATCCTGCTGTAATATGTTCTGTTTTTAAGTGTATCAGTTCGCTTATCCGTGCTCCAGTTGCCGCGAGAAAGCGAACTGCAAAATACCACATCCGATTTTTCTCCGTTCTTAAACGGTTTTTCAGAAACTCGTAATCGGCATTACTGATTACATTTTCCAAATAAGTACGTTGTTGCTCTTTTATGGTTTTCATGTGTAGACGCGATTTGCCTACATACCTTAAATACTTGTTTAAACCCAATATACGGAGGTTTACTGTCTTGGGCTTAAAGTTGTCAATCATATAACTTTTGTAAGCAATAAGATTCCGTTTGTTCAGCTCCTTGTAATGGGCATAATAATCCTTCACGGCATACAGATACGCTGTAATGGTATTCTGCGCTAAATTTTCCTGCCTCAAAAATGCTTCAAAATCAATAGTGTTCATATCAGTTCTAGTTATTAGTTAATCTCCTTTTTCTTTGATACGTTCCAGTACATCTTTGTTGGCTTCTATTATTTCATCGAAAGGAAATGGAGGTACAAGCATGTAGTGAGTAGCAGTTACTTCTCCATAAGGTGTCCATCCCAATATAAGTGTCCCAACCTTATTTACTTGTCCATAATGGCATTTACCTGTATTTATATCAGTATGAATAACATCTACTCCAATAGGAGGAAGTTCATCTTTTACTGAAACCCATGGAGACTGTCCCCTTTGCCATTCTGCACCTAATTCAAAAGCTTGCTTAATAAGAAGCATGTGCAGTAAATTCTCATTGTAAGGCATCTCATGGCAATCCTCCGCAGCTTTTATAGCGGCTTCTTCTAATGTCTGTTTCATATCTTTCTTGGTTTGAATTATTCACTATATCCATTTTCCGCTATAACTTGTGGGGTATCTACATTTGCTGTTAGCACAGTAGATTCCATCCATCCGTCTTCTCCGTAATACATATCATCAATCCCGTCTTCCATTTTATCCCACATCCAATCATAGTCTTCGTCTTCCCTGAAAGCCTTTATAGCTTCCTCTTTAGTGTTGGCGGCTACCAATATCATTCCACCTGAATAGCTACCACTTCTTACGTTTATGAATACTTTCATATCTTTATAGTTATGAATTAGTGTAAACGCCTTCATCGCAATTCTCAATGCGTGACTGACATTCACTTACTACCTCTTTTAAAATCTCCGCACACTCTTCATTTGAGTAGTTTTGCAGCAATTCATCAATATGCTGCATTATATCATTTACTTCCATACGCTTTTTTTGCCATTATATTAATTAACTTTATTGTCTTATCACTCAATTTGCCATTAGCTGTTGTAACGTGCTGGATGGACTTATGTAATTGGATTCTGCTCATATTTATCTTGTTTTACTTTAATTCAGTTTTAATAAACTTTCTCATCTGCTCGCTGAAAGAACCACTCCTTTTTTGTGCAGCTTTACAGTCATCAATTGAAAGATTTGCTTCCTTAATTATTCCTGCTGCGATTGCTGGCATATCTCTGACTACTACAATATGTTGAACGGCAAACCAAACACCGTCAATAAATTCATTATTCATTTCTTTATTATTTTAGGTTAGACAATAAATTCGATTAATGATCCGGCTTATAAGCTGCCCCAGTTGATTGGCGTATTCATCCGTACAATCCATCTGCACGTGCATCATTTGATTTCCATTTTCTGAAGTAAATGGAAACCCTGTTTGCAACCGCACAGGAAGATTCTTTTCCGATACCTCAGATTTTAATGCATCTACGACATTAACATCCATGTCATATTCCTTAGTAACCATGTCCCTATGCATTAAATAAGATATTGTTCCATTAGCTCCGGCAAGTCCTCTATCAGCCGGACAGCATTTTTATTATCCTCAACACGCAGTATGATGTGACTCATATATTCATCAATACTATTGGATTCTTCTACTGAGATGTACGGTAATTTGTCTATAGCATCCACAAAAGCCATCCGCCCTTTCAGAGAAAAGCCACAAGTACATACAATTTTACCACACATTGGTCTTTGTATCCATACCTTAAATTTATCATCCGGAGAGGATATAATTGTGAATGGTTGTAATTCAGGATTTTTCATATTCTTCTATTTTTTAGTATTTATAAAAGCCGAATGGCTTATTTTAGATTATTCTGATACCAATAGGAAACCATCTCTGCAACAGTATTGACACCTATCTTGGCTTTAATATTCTCCCGATGGCGATTCACCGTACAAGGAGAGATGTGTAGTTCAGATGCAATCTTATCCGTTTGCAAATTAGAAGCGATCAGTCTAAACACTTCTATCTCACGCTCGGTCAATGCAATGTCAGGTTCCGGACGGCAAATAACATTTTCAAATTCACATTCCCCACGCAACGGGCACTTCACTTCTTCAAAAACAAATTGCCCATTATGGTTAATATCTAAACTATACTGGTCATACTCTCCGAAGTTACAACGGATGAAACGGTGAACTACTCTAAATTCATAATACCACCTATTCATAGTGCTGCTGGAATACAGTCGCATGAGTGCCGTATGAGCTTTAGAATATCGATCCCGAATTATGGCTAACATAGCCTCTATGGTAGGTCTATCCGTTTCCTTCAACTGAACAGCCGGTTTTCCTATTTCTTTCATCATCACATCACCTTCAGGGGTGTTGTAGAACTCTATGTTAGTTATCGGAGGCATTCTTGGACGGGAATAATTCTTCTACACTCTTGCCTATTAATTCAGCAATAACCTTTTTCTTAATCATCGGAGGCTCTACATCTCCAGCCAGCCAACGATACACCGTCATCTTTGACGAATAGGTAACCTCTGCAATTTTTTGAATTGTCTCTAAGCGCACATTGGGCAATGAATCAATATAGTCTCTAAATACCAT